CGCCTGAATCTTGATGTACCGGTTGCACTTGTCGGTCGTGCCAGCAGTCGCGCTGTTCAGACGGATGCGACCGACATACACGGTGTCGTCGTTTGCTGCGACGACTTGAGTGAAGGCCGCGCCCGTCAGGTCGGCATAGGTGCCGCCCGAGGTATCGGAGTCGCGCACGATCACATCGACCGTGCCGCTTGCGCCAACCGTACCCGCGTCGAAGATCACCACGGCTTCGGCGAAGCCCGCGGTGTCGATCTCTGCGGATGTGGCCACTGCCGCGCTGTAGTTGTCAGCCTTGAGGGCCTGCACAACTTTGTGGTGTGAACGGAAGTCCATTTGCATTTAAGTGTTCTCCTTTTAGTGGTTGTTCGTTAGTGGATCAGCTTGCCGTGGTGCCGGCGCAGAAGGCTTCGGGGTAACGCACGCCCACATCAACCGTCATGCCAGCGAGGATCTGGGTCTGACGCTTGGTGAAGTTCGTGCCCTCACGCGAGGCCGCGAGAACCATCGTGCCCCACTCCGCAACCATCGACGCAGCGAACGCACCGAGCAGGATCTTGTCGGTGGGCAACTGCGTGGACATCACATAGCGGTAGCCAAGGATGCGCTCGATCTTGCCCGCGTCGATGAACGGGCGAGTCTTCGGCTGGATGTTGGCGTTCGCGCTGGCGTTCTCCTTGTCCACCTGCTGACGCAACTTCTGGAAGAGAGTCGGGTGGATGGCCCACACGAACTCGCCGACCGTCTGCGCGTTGTCGAGGTAGAGCTCCTTCTCCATGTCGAGCATCTTGGCGTAGGCCGCGGCGAGCGACAGGTCGCCCACGCTAGCCACGCTGTTGATACCCGAGGTGTTGTAGATGCCAGTCGGCTGACCAGCGGCACCCGTGCCGTTGAACACCGCCGCGTCGATCTTGAGACCGATGTCGCGCGCCAGTTGAGTGCGCACGAGTTGCTCGGCACCAGGAGCGCCCAGCTCGATCAGACGATTCGACAGCGTGCAGAGCGCGAAGACGTCGTGCGGGTACAGGTCGATCTGTCCGAAGGACATGTCGCCGCTCGTGACGGCTTCGACCTCACCCAGCCAGTAGGCCGTGGTCGCGCCAGTGATCTTCGGGATCTGCACCGGCGAGCCATTCAGGCCCGACATGCGCACGGTGCCGGCCTCGAAGGCCACGACCGCCGCTTGCAGCAGCGGGATGATCTGGGCCGACATCACTTGGTTCGGGACGATGAAGCCGCCGAGCGAGTCGACGGTCGTCACCATGTCCTTCGTCACCACGGCCGAGTCCACCGTGCCGGCCGCGGCCGAGCACATCTCGTACTCGAGCGGAGCGAACTTCGCCACGTTGCCCTTCATCAGGCCGCCGATCAGCTTGGCGAAGGAGAACTCCTTCACCTCCTTGCTGTCCTGCGCCAGACCGGGCACCGCGAAGCGGGCCGCCTTCGCGTCGGCTTCGCGACGCTGGGCGTCCAGCTTCTCGTCCAGTTGCTTGGCGAGACGCTCGCACAACGCGGCGTCACGCTGATCCAGATTCGACTTGAGCTGGCCGATGAGCGCCTGCGACAGCGCCTCGACCGACTGGTTGTTGATTTCCATCGTTCTTTCCTCTGCGGTCTAAGGTTGTCACAGGGACCGAGCGACGCGCTCGGCCACCTGCGCGAAGAACGCCGCAGCGTCCTCGCGTCCAGACGACCGCAGAGCGGCCGCCTTGTTCTTCTCGGCATCGAGCGCCTTCGCGATCGAGGCCTCGTCCATGCGCTTCTCCAGCGCCTCGATCGAATCATTGAGGGCGCGGAAACGCTTGTCCAGAGCCGTGATCGCATCGGTCAGCGCACGCAGCGCCATGACCTGCTCGGACTCCGACTCGCCTTCCTCGTCCATCTCCTCTTCCTCGGAGGAGACCTCGATCTCTACCTTGCGCAGCGTGGAGAACTTGTGCGCCACAAAGACGTCCGTCTCGCTGTAGCTGCCATCCTCCTCCTTCTCGTAGATCTTGATCATCGCCGCCGGATCTTCGGTCGTGCCCTCGACCGAGAAGTCCGAGTTCGGCACTTCGATCTTGCCGGCCGTCTCGATGTCGACGATCTCGCCGCACGCCTCGCCGCCGCTCGACTCCCACATCACATAGTCCCCGACCTTCAGTTCGTCGGGCGCGGCCTTCGTCGTCGGGCATCCGCAGGACACGCACGACTTGTCCGCCGACGCCGTGCCCTCGCGGCACATCGAGTAGGCGACGGCGACCACCTGATCGATCTTCCACTCGGGATGCTCGTCGATCAGCTTCGGAATCTTCGACGACACGCACTCCTGCAACGGATCGGTCGCCGCAGTCTGCTCCGCGACATCGCTCTTCGTGCTCTTCTTCATTGGATCGTATGCCCAGTTCTTCAGCGAGATGTCGCGCTTGGAGATCGGGCACGCCTCGCTGACCGGCTCGCCCTGCTCCATGTTCTTCATCCGAGCCACGAAGGACACCGTACGCTTGGCGTTGTCCACGAGCCGGCGGTCCCACTTGTCCTTCGGCGTCTCGAGCAACTCGAGGTTCCGCTTGATGACCGCGTCCGCGTCGACGCTCGCCTTGCGGCTGCACTCGTTCGAGTCCCACGCCTTCAACTCGCTGGCCGACATGTTCACCGCGTCGCGCCACGACGAGTAGACCGCGTCGAGTTCGTCTGGCTCGAGCTTCTCGACCGAGCCAAGCGCGAAGGTGCGCCGCTCCGGCACGCTGCCGGCAACACGCTGCAACAGCTCGTCGGCCATCGCGCGCGTTAACTTGCCGGCCTTCACGAGATCCTCGAGCGCCTTCGCGATCGGGTCCTTCTTCTTGGCGCTCTTCGAGAGCAGCGCGTTCGGGTTCGCCGGGATCGAGCAGTTGGACAGCTCGAGTTGCTGCTGCTCCTCGTACAGGACGCCGTAGGGGCCAAGGCCGAGTTCCTTGCGCTCGGCCTCGTTCTTCGGCTTGTACGCGCGCGTCGGCACGAAGCCGACGCTGACCGCGCGCAGACCGCCCTCGTCGATCATCCGCAGCACCGCCTCGGACATCGGGTTCGCCGACTCCGAGAAGTAGGTGATGGACTCCATCAGCACCGGCCGGCCGGCCTGCTTTTCCTGCGACCAGTCATGCACGCGACCGATCGGGAAGTCGTCAGAGTTGTGGCCCCACAACGCGACCGGGTTCTTCTCGAACTCCGTGAACTTCCAGCCGGCGACGCGGATCACGTCGCCCATGCGGTCGGCCGTCTCGTCGCTCGCGATGAAGCGCCGCGTGCGCGAGGTCTCGTCGGCCTTGATCACGGGAGCCGCAAAGCCGCGGACGTGAATCGCGCTCGTGTCCGTCTTGATCGCGAACACGTCCTCCGACTTCGCAGCCGACAACTCCTCGAGCGTCGCGACGCCGCACAGGATTCGGGCAGCGAGCTGCTGCACGTCCGAGTTCTTGTTCAAGATCTCCATGCGGTTCCTCAGATGATCGGCGCGATCACGCACCGGCAGTTGATGACTTCCTCGGGCGCGCCGTTTGGGTCGTTCGGGTAGCGCAGCCCGGGCTTGAACTCTTCTCCGGGCCTCACGATCTTCCCGTCGAGTTCACGATGGCTCTCGCGCGTGGCCGCGTCGTTCGACGCCACCCACTGCAATCCCGTCGCGCCCGACTCCTGGTATCGGTCGAAGCTGGCGGAGTTGTACGCCTTGCCCGTCTCCGTGCGAGCGATCGTAAGCGCACGCGCTTCCTTGTTCCCGAACACGCGGCCCAGCTCCTCATCGAGCTCGGGCAGGATCTCGGTCAACTCTCCAGCCAACTCAGGCGTCGAAGTCGGGCCCGACAGCTTCACGAGCAGACGGTCGCGGATCTCATCGGCGAGGCGCGAGGTCACGCCTTCGACGATCTGCGCGCGCTGGTCGGCGATCAGGCGCAGGATGCGAGGCTCCGTCACGTCGACCGACACCATGCCGAGAAGCTGCGCCGTCTCGGTCAGGCCGGCCTGCCACGTTGCGGTCACCGTCTGGGCGATCAAAGCGTCGAGCTGCTCGGCCCATTGTTCCTTGTTCAGGAGGAGATAGGACTCCACCTCGCGCTGCGTCCACGCCTTCGAGGTGCTGGCGACGCCGTTCTCGGCCACGTCGCGGAGGCGTTCCTTCTGGGCGCGCTCGTAGCGCCGAAGCCACGTCAGGACCTCGGACGCCATCTTGCGCTCGGACTGGTCCAGCGTCTTCGCGTAGATCGCCTCGGCGAACGCCACGCGCTCTTCGCGCGTGTCGAGCATCTTGGACCGCATCTCCGCGGCCGCAGGCGCAGCGGGCGCGGAGACGCCGCCAAGAATGACGCGCGCCTGATCAAGGCTGATGGACGGGAAGGCCGCGTTGATGAGCGCCGCGCCGGCGTCGACCGTCAACTGGCCGGAGCCGACGCGCTCGGCGATGAGGAGCAGGGATTCGACCTGCGCTCCGTTCAGGCCCTCGGGTGCCGCGGGTGCTGCCGGCGTGGCAGGAGCCGCAGGAGCCGCAGGCATCGGCTCGGCGGCCGGCGCTCCGGCATCCGGCGCGACGGGCTCCGAGTCGCCGGTGTTCGGATCGTTCACCGCGAACACCTGATTAGACGCCGGCACGAACACCGTCGACGCCGAGTCCACGGTCTCGGCCTCGAGGCCGAGAATCTTGGTCGCGTCGTTAAAGCTCAAGCCGACACCGTAGGCGGCCAGCTCCGCGGCGAGCTTCCACTTCGAGCTATGGTCCTCTTGCAGCGACGCGATGCCCGAGTAGTCGAAGGACACCATGCAGCCCGCGAGCCGCGGGTCCTGCAAGCGGCCGAGGAAGTGGCTGTTGATCTTCTCGGCGACCGAGTCGAGGTAGCCCTTCACCGACTGCCAGAATTGGCGGTAGGCCTCGGTGACGTTGTTATACGTCGCCGTGTCGTAGTTACCGATCACCGGCGGAGGCACCTGCAAGATGCTGCACACCGTGTCCCGCACCCAGCCCAGCGTCTCACGCTGGAGCATGTCCTTCGGCGTCGCCGGATTCGGCAACACGTCGTC